AAATAGGTCTAATAGGTATTGCGGATAGTCATTGTTTTGACCATACTGCATATACCCTTCGCCTTTTTTCTCTTTATATTCCGGTTGCTTTGCTTCCGCAAATGTCAATACTTGTATTTCCATTATTGTCTTATTGTGAATGTGCTTGTTGTTTCGTATTCTGTGAATGAAATAGTTGTACCCTCAAGTTCCATAATGCCGCTTTCAAGCAGGTTTAAGCCCGTCGGGTCTGTGTTGGTAGTACTTGCTTGTTCGTAGATTGTGTAGGTGTATTGCCCGTTTAAAGCCGTATTAAAGAAGCTATTTACTACTATGCTAAACTCATTGTAACGTTCCTTGTAAGCACTTATATCCGTATTGTTAAGCCTTACGAATTTAATCTCCGTATTTGTTGATCTATTCTCAAATATGAATAGATAGTTCGGGCTTGTTAAAAGCTGCTTCTCAGTCAAGGTAAGTATAATATTTTCGGTTTGTCCCTTTGTAAGTCTTATCACAACTATAAATATAATTAACTGCGAATGTTTGCAAAATAAAAAACCCCCACCTAATTAAAGGCGAGGGCATCTATATACAAAACCAAAACAACCTAAGTACCTGGTGTAGTAAGTGCTGCTGATACAGTAGAGTTTACTGAAGGAGCAAGGGCAGCTTCTGCACCTGTGAAGGTTAAAGTGTAACCACTTCTATCTCCAATAGCCGTACCTGTACCTGCGCTACCGCCTGTAAGGTCTAAGCCTCTTTGTTTGCCTAAGTACCAGAATGCGCCATTGTTATCTTTGGCTACTGCTACTAATGTGTTTTGAGCCAACAACAAGATTTCGTTTCTTGTGTTAGTTTGAAGTTTGTTTAATACTATGGTCAATTCAGGAGCATAAAAAATAGTTCCGTTTTCTACACTTGCATTAACATTCTCAACTAATTGAGAAGTGCCTTTTACAAGTTCGTATTTGAAAAACTTTTTACCAGATGCTTTTACAAGTGCGGTAATAACACCACTTGCTTCTGTTGTAGAAGTAACATCTGCTGCTGCTATGAAATAAACCTCAGTAATACCGCCTAAACTGTCTTTACAATCTAAGCTATAATTTTGAGTTAAAGCGCAAGGCATATTTTAAAAATTAATTAGTTTAAAAAATGGGTAGGTATATTTCAACCTACCCGATAAATTATGCAAGAATAAACTTCACTACTTCGTCAGGGAAAGCAATGTTTACACCCATCTTAAATTCAGATACAAAACGTACCTCATCAGCTTCTTTTGCGTAGAAGATTTCGAAACGCTCTTCTTCGTTCAATAAGTCAGTACCTAAGAACATATTAGATAAACGCATAGCGTAAACCTTATTAGTTCCGTTAAGACCTGCAACTGCAATAACTTTGATTGTAGTACCTGGTAAGATAAATTCGCTATCAGCTTTTACATCTACGTTATAAGTGAAGCTATTAGCATTCTTAAGAGCAATAGTGTAAGTTCTAAATAAATCTTGACCGCAGAAGATAGTCATATCGTCAGCAGCTACAACTTGTGCAGGGATTGCAGCGTAAACACCATCAAAGATAGAGATTACGTTAGCAGCAGTAATAGTAGATAAAGGCGCACCACTAATAAAAGTACAAGCGTTTGCAGCAACAACACCTGTCGCAGCACCTATTAATTTTACAAGCCCGTCAAATTTATTTAGGTTAACATTGACAGAAGCAGAATCGCCAGTCCATAGCGCAGTTTCTAATTGAGCAGCGATAGTCTTAGCTTTCTTTTCGCTATACTCTTGCTCAAAAGGAATAGAATCATACATAGAGCCTGTTGGTAAAGCTTTTTGTAAATACTTCGATTCTAAATTTTTAACACATAAAGCTTCATTTAGCTTAATTTTTCCGATTGTGACCGTGCGCTGAGTGAAGGTCGTCGCGCCAGAAGCAGAGAACCCGCAAGCAGCACCATCTTGGAAGATAGCGTCTGTGCTTAAAATATTTATCTTCTCAGAACTCTTAACTCCAATCATTACATTGCCGGCGCTCTTAATAAGAGCCGCAGTTTTTGCACCTAATACAGACGAAGTTACTAATAGAGCTTCGTTTTCTTTTGTATAGTTTGCTAAAGCAGATACATCAAATCCCATTTTATTTTATTTTTATTTGTTTAATAAAGCGTTTCTAAATTTCTCAATTCTATCGTACTTCATTGAATGAGTTGTTACGTTAGAACCGAAGTTTTGTTTTGGTTGCGCAATAGGTTCAGCGTTAGGTGTCTTAGTAAGTGCCTCTATTAATTCAGCTACTTGACTAAAGCCATTCTTAACTTTTGCCTCTAATTGTGCTACTTGTGTTTTAAGATTTTCGTTTTCAGCTACTAAGTTTGTGATTTCGTCAGCCATTTTCTCATCATACTTTTTACCCATTTCAGCAGGGTTTTCGTCAGCTTCTTTAGCTTCTGCTTCTGGGGTTTCAATAGATAAGATTTTAGCGGCTTCGTCTAAAACAATTTTAGTGCCGTCAGCTAATTGGTGTTCGCCAACAGGAGCAGGACTTCCGTCTGCTAAAGTAACTTCGCCACCAATAGCAAGTTCGCTTACCATAACCTTCGTTCCGTCCATAAGGCTATACTCAGCGAATGTAACAGGTACATCTTCGATTGGTGCTTCAACAGGTGCAGGAGCATCCATTGGCATATCTTCGAACAAAGCCCTAATTTGCATAATTGCATCTTTTGCGTTCATCATTCTTTTTGTTTAAATATTAATAAAAGATTTTGTTTATCATTTAACCCTCTGCAATATTTCCTTTATTGCATTCATAAGGTCTTGTTCTTTGTTAGGCTTTGTCTTGTAAGTAAACAATCCCTCTACACTAAAGCCTTTGAATTTACCCTCTTTAACATCGTTCCACACGCCTTCGTTATCTACTTTAAAGCTACCAAACCACGACCCGTCTGGTGCATCTTCAAAACCCTTCATTGGTTGTATGCCTCTGCTTTCGTCTGTTATAAAGCTTTCAAACATAGTAACACCCTCGACTTGTTTGTCAGGCGAGTGCATCAAGTTTACATTTGATTGGTAGCCTCTTTTGAAAAACTTTTGCGCAATTTTAAAAATAGTATCTTTAGAAAAGACAACATAGTAATCGCCATAAGAAGCATCGCTCCTAAAAATAGGTACGTCAGCAAGCATAAGAGGTCCAGAAATAATACGCTTATCTTCGCTAACCACTTCAAAGCGTTGTTGATTTTTAAATGCATTCCAGTTCTTTTTAATGGCAGGGGCATCAACAAGTGCTATGTAGTCGACTTCTGCATCGTCATTCATATCCTCGCTAATGTCTAATAAATAAACAGGTAAGTCCATAATGGTAAATATTAAGTTTTATAAATTGTTATCATTTAACCGAACCTTGCTCTTTGCTGAATAGCCGCCATACGTTGTTGGCTACCCGTTACATCGCTTTCCACAACGTAGGCTCTTTGTGCTTGGTTACCTAAAGCATTGATAGATTGTGCGCTAATATTTGTAGTCGCTGCTTCAGGTTGCGCAGGTGCCATTGGTGCTAGTGCTGATATACTTGGGCTTGTCATACTACCTGCACTTCCGCCACTTGATCCGCCAGGTACTTTTGTTGCTATAATGTTTTTAACCGCACTAAAACCTGTCATAGCTGCAATAGCAACCGCAGGGATAGCCGCAGGGAAGCCTAACTTTACACCGGCAGTAATACCTAAATAAGTATTAATTAATGCAGCAGATACGGCAAGGGCTTTACCTGCTGCCGTTTCCTTTCCTATAATATCACTAAGCTGAGTTAATGCTGCTGCACTTTGTTGTGCTAAAGCTATCTTTTGATCTGCTTCTTTTTTTGCTATATCTACTCTTGCCTTTGCATTTGCATCAATACTTGCAGTATATTGGTCTTCACTAATTAAGCTATCTGCATATTGTTTTTCTAATAAAGCATCTCTTTCGTCTAAAAAACTTTTTTCTAATTGTAAGTCAGTTTCATTTTTTAATAATTTTTTATCTAAATCTGAAAGCTCTTTTGCTGCTGCTTTCTTTTCGTCATCTTGTGTTTTAGTAAACTTTTTTTGTAAATTAGCAAATTCTAACTCATCTTCTTTAGCCATTTGAGTTCCTGCGTCTTCAAGCATCTTTGCGTTTAGTGCATCTTGCTTTTCTTTTTCTGTTGCTTTTAAAGCATCTAAATCTGCGTTAAGTTTTAGCCTTGCTGCAAGTATTAATTCGTTTCTTGTAGCTTCGGTAATAAGCGTATTTGCTAAAATAGCATCCTTTTCTTTAATGAATGCAAGGTTAAGTTCTGCTGCCTTTTTTTCGTTTTCGTCTTTTATAGTAGATAAAAATAATTGATTTCTTAAATCTGCTAATTTTTCTAAAGCTACTAATTCTGCATCTGCCCTTTCCTTTTCTGCATCTGCTTTTTCTTTAGCAATTTCCTGTGCTGATTTTTTTGCAGATGCTGCATATTTATTACCAGCCGAAGCCGATTTTTTAGCCGCCGCTTCCGCTGCTTCTCTTCTTGCAGTTTCAGCCGTTGCATCTATTACCTGCAAATCATTCTGTAAGTCTTTGTATCTTTTAGATTGCTCACCATACAAAAGACCTTTACTATCTACGGCTTTTTTTAAATCATTTAATTCATTATTAATTTGTTGCTTCCTAAGTGCGTCTACTTTACCAGCCTCTGCTCCTTGTGCTTGTATTAATTTAATCTGTCTTTCTATCCCTTCATTAACTACTTTAGTATTAGCAGAAGATTTTGCAAAGATTGCTTGTCTTTGTTGCTCTGCCCTTGAAGCCGCATTTGTTACTCCTATTAAATCAGTAAACGAGTTAATAACATTACCAACAGTAGAAGCAAATTTTCCAAGACCTGGTATTGCATTAAGGATTGCAGCTTTTATTTTACCAAAGTTTGCTATTAGTAAACCTAAGGCAATAATTATTGCTCCTATTCCTGTTGCAAGTAAAGCCCCTCTGAATACTTTTAAAGCAACACTTGAAGCAGTTGTAGCTACTGTTGAACTATTGGTTGCCGCTGCTTGTGCTTTAGTTGCTACTGTTGACGCTACTGTTGTTACCGCATCTGCTTTTTGTATTGCAACCTTTTCTCCAATTACAAAGTTATAGGCAGCTTGAAATGCGCTTGTACTTTTTATAACTGCACCTAATTGTTTAAAACTATCTACGCTTTCCCCTACTGCTTGTAAGCCTTGAGATAAAGCCATTGCAGATTGTACCTTTAACAAAGTTTTTTCTACTTCTGCTGACTCTACACCAAATAAACCAATCGCCCCTTGTGCTGCTGCAAAGCCACCGGCTACACCACTAAGCGAAGCGGTTAAGGCTTTAAATTTAGCATCTGGATTGAAGGCATCTGTCAAAGCTTTTGCATCGCCTATTCGGTCTTTTAATTCTCCTGCTCTTTTTGCAGCTTCAATAGCTTCCTTAGAAGTTGCCCCAAACTTATCAGATAAAGCTTGTACGTCTTGTTGCGCTTCTTTTAACTGAGATTTTAAAGAGCCTAAAGCTTGGTCTTGGTTACCGCCGACTTGTATATTTATACCTACATTCTCTTGTGCCATATCTTATATTATTGGGTATCTTGTATTAATCACTTTTAAAAACGATAGTTTAGTTGTGTTGTATTCCATTGGGTTAAAGTTCTCGACCTTATTAAGTCTAAACAATACCCCGTCTATATAAACGTACTTGCTAAAATCTAAATTGAAAATGTCTACTATGTCTAATAAACCAAAGCAACTTAATAGCTTACTATCCTTGTTTGTTATCTCAGCAAGGTAGGGGCTATGAAAGTCAGCAAACACATTAAACTCTGTAAAGTTAGAAGGTGCAAATTGTAATTCTTTAGGTGCGCCAAAGTTAATATCGCTTGTAGAATTATTTGGGTCGTTTAAATGTCCTGCATAACCATAACTTGTAAAGCTACCTAATACAGTACTTGTATTTAAAATGTTCCAACTTGTTACGCTTGTAATCTTCTTTGTCTGCATTATACGAATGATGCTATCCATTCTGTCCTCAGCACTATTCGTATTTGACTTCTTATAGATTGCAGGGAACACTTTGTCTTGTCCTGTTGCTTGGTATAATACAGATGCCGCAAATATAACTTCTAAATTATCGGTTTCCTTTACAAAGTCAAATTCAGTATCGTATATAAAATCGCCATAGCCTTCGGTGTACTTCTTACGATAGTTTTCGTTATAGAAGTCATTGTCTTGTTTGAACTTATAATTATAGTAACGAGCATTAACTTCACTCATTGGCTTAATACTTAAAGGCTTTGCACGATCTACTTTGTTAGTCCAATCCAAAGCCTCAGCCGCCTTCTCAGGATAAAAGTCCACATACGGACTAATAACCAGTTCTTTGTCGTTAAACTTATTCTCATATACATATAGGTTAAACATCTTTACAATGCTTAAAAAGAAGTCCCTTTGAAATATACCTTTAGGGATTGTCTGGCTTACCTTAATAGTTTCGCCTAAGTTAATTTGTACTTGTGTAGGGGTGCTTGTAGTAATACCTATGTTACCCGTAAATATTTCAATCTCCATTAACGTACCAAGTATTTCTACTTGCATAGTATCTGCACTATTAAAAGTAACCCCTTGCGCAGTAAAGTTACAATTTAGCATTCTTGTTACACTCGCATCAAAATCTTGTGAGCCAATTTGTACTCCGTTTTTCCTAAGTATTACAGTATAGGTAGGCTGCGCAGCATTAAAGAAGTTTACAAAGCCTGTTAAAGTAATTTGTATGTTAGTAGTTAGCGTTGCACCTGAATAAGTAAACAAAGTATTAGTGCCGTCAATAGCAAAGCTACCTGCGGTTACTAAAGTATATTGAACGTAAGGGTCGCTTGTTAATAGCATATCTCTATTAATAGCACTTGCACTCATACTGGTATTATTTAACGCAGTAATAGTTGTTTGGTTATGCGGTATAATAAGCCTTGTAAATAAAGGCGTATCAAAGAACGAGCAATCGAAAGTATAATCTGTTCCTGCAAATATCTTTTGTATATATTCCTTAACATATAAAGCAGGTCTAAACGTTGTATATTGAAAGTCCTTTTTAGCTACTCCGTATGTACCCGTGCTAACACTTCCGTAATCAATAAGCGGATAGTAATAGCCAGAACCCCCTGCGTTATCCCAACTTGCACTAATATTTGCTACGCTATAAGTATGGTCGTATGCGCTAAAATCTAAATCTTCTAAACGCTTATTTCCTAACTGATTAATAAAACCTCCAAGTTCTCCAAACACGCTACATTGGTATTCAATAGTTTCTTTGTCAATAACTATTTCCAATATTCTTAAAGTGCCTTTAAATATCTGCACCTTGTCAATAAAGATTTTGCAGTTAGCTTGTTTAGTTACGTTGTAGTTATACCCTACGTTTGGTAGTGCATTAACAGTTACGTTGGCGTTGTTAAGTTCAAAGATGTAACCAAAGATTAG